GAATCCAATGTCAAAATGCCGCTGGTATCTACCCCATCGATAATAACGCAGTGGTTCTTTCATTCTACAAGTCAATCCTGAGTGCTGTAAAGCAGATGGATGGTATTGTATATTCAGTTGGAGAGAAGAAGATTGATAAGAACTTCGTTGAGAATGTTTGGGGAATTATAGTTCCTTCAGAGTATACATCAGAGTCGTTCAGAGTAATCAATAAGACTAACTGGACTAGATCACTTGATGGTAAGAAAGCCGTTGTGGTTTCTCCCTTCAAAAATACATTCGAGACTCAGTACGTCATTAAGGATGAATGGGATATGATGAAATGGTGTCCTGAATTTTCTGAGGTAAACTTCGTGAAATCAAACCACTCCAGAGCGGTTGACGCAAATGGATTCACAAATTGGGTAGATGAATACGATCGTATCTGGACTGAAATAAACAGTCATGATTACGATGTTGTTCTTCTGGGGTGCGGATCATTCGGATTGCCTTTAGGTGGTCGAGTGAGGGAGTCTGGGAAGTCAGCGATTCATATGGGTGGAGAACTTCAAAATATGTTTGGCGTGAAAGGAAAGATGTTCATGCTTCGGAATGAATATGCCTGTTATATGAACGACAAATGGATTCGCCCGTTCCATTCAGAAATCCCAAGTGATGTTAAAAACTTCAGTCCAATTCATGGACCGTGCTACTTCTAAGGATATACGATGCAGCCAGAATATTCAATCATACTTACCGTGTACAAAAGAAATCACCTTCAAGAGCAAATTGAAAGAGTGATTTCACAACAGGGTATCATCATCAAGAATATCTTTGTATTTCAGAATGAATCCCATGTAGATGTTAGTGATGTGATTGAAAAGTATCAGCACTATGGTGTTAAGCATATCCATAATAAGAATGTGAACACTAAATTTCATGGTCGATTCACAGTCCCCCTGTGGTGCCCCACACAGTATTGGGCGATATTCGATGATGATACCATGCCGAATCCCCAATGGCTCTTATACGCCGCTCAGAAGTCTGTGGAGTACAATGGTGCCATTATTGGTGCCAATGGACGATGGGCAGACAAGCCGGGTGGTGTTGGAGATGGCGTAGCCGTTGCTAAGGATACACTCGTTGATACGGTTGGGCATTGTTGGGTATTTCCCCAAGAGCGAATCTATACGATGTTCAGGGATCCATCATTTACACTAGACAATGCAGAGGATATCCATTTTTGCTGTGCTGCTCAGTATTATGATGGGGTTGAGTGTATTGTTCCTATGTGCTCACCACAGGATATATCGAAGTGGCCAGACACAAATACGATGTTGGGTCAGGACGAACATGCCACATACAAGAATCCAGAACACAAGGGACTGCGTGACCAGACGTACAACTACTGGAAAAATAAGGGATGGGAAGCACTATGAGTTCTTGTTACACTATTGAATCGTGGCCTGTGTGTGGAGTTGGAAATCGACTTCTATATTACTGGAATCTTCGTCAGAAAGCACATAGCGAGGGAAAGAATTGGTGTGTATATCCATCGTCTGATGTCGCTTCGTTGATTGATATCGATAATAGTTCGTCTTGTACATTTTCTGATAGTACACAACTCCCGTTCTGCTTGGGGGAAAACTTCTTCAAGTACACACAAGATAGACTCCCGATCTATTCAATATTCTCTCTCAAAGAAGAGAGAGAAGTCCCCAAAACACCATATCATAAAGTGTGTATCCATCTTCGTGGTGGAGATTTCCGTACATGGAAAAATGGGGAGGGAATGCTCTCACTAAAATACTACACAGATGCTTTTGATTATTTCATGGATCAAGTGAAATATTGTTCGTGGCCATATCAAATAGAGATCATCTGTGATGATCCAGAACACCCAGTTCTTAACCCACTACAGTCTCATATTTATCTCCAGTCTGGAAATGGTAGGGCTTTATGTCGATATGAGAGAAATTCCATAGCCCATGACTGGTATTCTATGGTTGAATCTGAATGGATTATTTCTTCCCCATCCACATTTGCAATCACTGCTGGAATGGTATCATCTGCTAAGATTATTCACTCTAAGGATTGGGTAGAAAAAAGGGTTTCAGAAGAAGATCCATTTTGGGTCGGTCTAGATAATGGTGGGAACCATGAGTATAGTGCAGAGGTTTTCATATGAAACCAATAGCAGAGGAAGAAGCAAAGCGATATGAAGACTTACCTTAAAACGTACTTCTATTCAGATCATGAATACGAATTCATCAATGCAAATCTTCGTGAATCACTGGACCATGTAGACTCTATGATTCTATGTGAGTTTGATATTCACCACACAGGTCTGAAGAGGGATTTGGTTTTTGATATGAATCGAATTGATGAAGACCTTCGGCATAAAGTAGAGTATTTCCCATGCATGGTACATGGTCGATCTGATACAGTAGAGGCATACGATGATGAGGCTGCAATTCATCGAATTAACGAGCCGATCATGCGGAGTTACTTCACTATTGTCAAAGATTTCGACAATGACGATATCATCTACTCGGTTGATGCTGATGAGGTAATTTACAGAGACACATACGAAAAAATGAACCCACTCGTCAAAGAACGTGGTGCTATGCGTCTGCTCCTGAACCAATTCTTCTACAAAAAGAATTACCTGTGGAAAGACAAGATATTTGATTCCCCCGGTGCGTTCCTCTATGGAGCAATGCCTCAGAAATATATGAACAATTGGAGGGACTATGGAATCGCTCCGACATTCATGTGTGGTGCTCATTTCTCATGGTGTATGAGTGTGGAAAAAATGGTTGAAAAACTCCATATATACGCTCATACGAGATACCGAGATTGTGCAGACATTGATCTATTAACAGATGCTGTAGAAAATAAGAAATATCCATTCGACCCTTCTGTAAGGTTTGATATCGAAGAACTCAATATGGATGATTATAGAATCCCAGAAAGTATGAGAACATGAAAAAGATATTCGTGTGGGGTGCGAGGAAGAGTGGAACCAGTTACACAAAAACGACGCATCTCATATTTCAAAAGATATGGCGATGTGCTTCACAAAAGAATATAATGAATTCTATAAGACGATGAGCCACATAAAAATGGATGCGTTCGTGACCTACGAATCATTACTCTCCAATCTAGTTTGGGTTCTAAGCACTATAGATAAATCCTGTCCAGACCTTATTAAGATGGCTGGTAATTGGTATGATAAGACTGTATTGATCATGCCGGGAGGAAGAAGTCCTATGCGAGTACAGCACCAAAGGCCAACTGATGCGGCACGAATGTATCATGATGAGTTGGGTGTTGATGGCATGAATTGGATTACAAAAAATATAGATCATGATGTCTTAAATTTTTACGGATATCATAACAATGGAATATGGATCGATAAGAGAGAAGGATTGAATGCCCTATAATATTCTAGTATGCTATGGAACTCGACCGGAGTGGATTAAGGTAAAGCCAGTAATCAATGCGATGAAGCGTGATAATCGGTTTAATCCTACGGTTCTTTTTACCGGACAACATGAAGACATTCATGGTGGCTCTTATGATTTGATGATTAACGGCATCATCCCAGACACAGGAAACCGTCTGAACGACATTATCATTGAGCAACTTAGTGATTCTGCAATAGATTGGAATGAATATGACGCTGTGTTGGTTCAGGGTGATACCGCCAGTGTATTCGCTATGGGTCTTCAGGCGTTCAACCATCAGGTTCCCTTGATTCATCTGGAGGCTGGTATGCGTACCCACGATCTGGGAGACCCATACCCAGAAGAAGCATATCGCCAAATGATTTCAAGAATTGCTTCATTACACTTGTGTCCGACTCGGGTAGAACAGGATAACCTTCTACTGGAAGAAATCGATGTGAGTTTAACTTATATTGTAGGCAACACGGTTCTTGATAACATATCTCACTTATACCCAACCACAGGGAATTCGGTGTACATCACAATGCACCGCAGGGAGAATAAAGAGTATATCGCAGAATACTTTGAAGAGATCGTGAAACTTGCAGAAGCACATCAGGAGTATGAATTTATTTTCCCAATGCATCCATCTCCTATGGTTCAACAACACAGACATATATTTGATGGATCTCGGGTAGATGTGGTTGATCCTATCGACCATAATGAATTTTCCGTAAAACTCAGCAACTGTGCTGCTGTCATTACTGATTCTGGTGGGGTGCAAGAAGAGGCTGTGTTCTTCAATAAGCCCACCGTTGTGTGTCGTAGGCAGATGGAAAGACATCTTTGCGAGGGATCGGTGTCATTTCAGGCACCAGATCCAGAAACACTCTCTGATGTTTTTGAGTATGCAATAAAGAATTTCGATGATGATTACCCATGTCCATATGGGGATGGAAACTCGTCACAGAGAGTAAATGAAAGAATTATTCACTATATTGAGAATCTACAATGATTGAGATCCACGCACTTTTTCTAGACGACAATAAGAATAGACATATGAGATTCCGTGAAGTTAACACCGATCTTAGAAGAATTCATGTCTACGATGCCGATTCATGTATTGAAGAACTTCTTGATGTGGAGAAAGATTTTGATATTATCTATCTTGATCATGACCTAAACGCCGAGACAAATAACCAACTCAATGATGATGAAAAAGATGGAAGATATGTCTGCAAAAGAATGACGAAAGACGATATCAAGTCTAGATATTCGGGAACATTGGTAGTGATCCACTCCCTCAACTCAGTGGGGGCAAAGGAAATGTCATATATTTTGAGGGATGCGGGATATGAGCATATTGTGATAGCCCCATTCGCGTGGGAGAGTCATGGAAGATCAAAACTCCAGCACTGGATTTGAAGTATATCAAATGTATCTGGCTATGAAAGCCCATTTCAACCAGAAAGATTATGACTACAACAAATACAATGGTAAAGTCTCTGTGAAGTATGATACATTTAAGCGAAGAAAAGATCGGTGGCATTTTGAAAAGATCTCCAAGAAATATCGCGGAGATAGTTTCCACTTTCTCTTATCCAACTTCATAGAAAACAAATCATTCTGGGCTGGTCGTGCGATGGATAAGAAACATGACGAGATTTACAATAAATGGATGGGGTATGTCGAGGGTAAGGACTATATGTTCGAGACAGACATCAGAACCCTCCAAGAATATTGCGAGTCGTCTGAAAAGTCATTTGATGATCTTTTTGAGGCCAAGCCCGGTAAGCATCCAATAATCTATAAGTTATATAAACAGAATCACATACATTATTACACGCTGTGTCTTATGGCAGTAATCACAAGATTCCACACCAAGGTTGATGAACTTAACCCATTTGATCCTGTATGGAAGCAAGAGTCTGAGAGGATAGAAAAGACTTTAGCATTCTGTCACATCGATGAAAAAATGGCTACCGTGGTGAATAAATATTTTTAATCGTATACCGCAGAGAGTGAACGGACACTATATACATGGTGCGAATGGCACAGTAGCCCGTCACTTGGAACATGTTAATACAAAAGGAGAAAAACATGTCAGACTCGTTTAGTGCAATGAAGAAAAATCGTGGGACTTCAAAACTCTCGGAAAAACTCGCCAGTATTTCTGGGAGCAACACCAACTCTTATCAAGATGAGCGTATCTGGAAGCCAACTCCAGACAAGAGTGGAAACTACTCGGGAATCATTCGATTCCTGCCCGCACCACGCGGAGAAGACAGTCCATTTATCAAGGTCTTTAACCACGGATTCCAGAAGAATGGAAAGTGGTTCATCGAAAACTGTCCAACAAGTCTAGGTCAGGATTGTCCTGTCTGTGAGGCAAACAGTGAACTTTGGAATTCTGGCATCGAATCAGATAAGAAGATTGCCAGCCAACGTAAGCGTAAGACTTCTTACTATGCAAATATCATTGTTATCAATGATCCAGCAAATCCAGAAAACAATGGACGGAATTTCCTCTACCGTTTTGGTACGAAGATCATGGAAAAGATCGAAGCCGTTGCTGCTGGAGATCCCACCCTTGGAGAAGATGGTATTGATGTTCAAGACTTCTGGGATGGTGCAAACCTTGTCTTGAAGATGCGTAAGGGTGATGGTGGATACACCACATATCAGGACTCCCAATTCCAAGCAGTCAGCCAGTTGTTTGATGGTGATGAGGATCAACTCAAGGCACTCTGGGAAAGTCTACACTCCCTTCAGGAGTACCACGATCCGACCAAATTCCTTGGTTATGATGAACTCAAGACAAAATTTGATAAGTTTGTCTTCGGTCGTTCTTCAAACAGTGCCCCATCACGGGACAATGACTCCGAAGAGGATACAAAGTCGTCTGGATCGTCCCAGCCTAACTTCAACCCTCACAAGAGTGCTCCAGAATCCACTGAAGAGGCTCCATTCAAAGAGTCCAAGTCATCTGACTCTGGAGAGGGTGGAGGGGATGAAAGCCCTCTGGCGAAGTTCAAGGCCCTCACACGGAACTCATAACCTGATAATTTCAGTCTAGTTCAGAAAGAGGGGAGATATCTCCCCTCTTTTTCTGTATAAATACTATTATGGAAGATACACAAGCATTCAAATACGCCAAACAGCCAGTAGTAAACTGGATTCGAATTCGCACTTCTGCTATGGCTCCGGGCAAGCATATGGATATCACTGCTCTGGTCGAGCAATTCAATATCTACGAAGATGTGCTAAGTCCGTTCTTGTCCGGTGATATTACCCTAGTTGATGGTTTGTCTCTTATCAATAAGATGCCATTCATCGGACAGGAAAGAGTATCCATATCCTACAGATCTTCTTTCAGTGAAAAGACTCAAATTGTAGAAATGGATGTATATCGAATATCACCAGTGAATGAGAATGCTGACGATAAAACTCAGATCTATACCATGTACTTCTCCAGTCCTGAATTCATAGAAAATAGGAAGCGAAAAGTAGTTCAATCATTTGAGGATCGGCATGATACTATTGTACAGAAAATTTATGATAATTATCTGAAGAATGAATCATATGAATTTAGTTTTGAAGGTGGCAAGCCAATTTATATCCCAGAAGTATGCGAAGATTTAGATCGGGTCGTAATTCCAAATTGGAATCCAGTAAGATCCATTACTTGGATTTGTGGAAAGGCGAGATCATCAAATGGAATTAAAGAGAGCACATATATGTTCTTCGAGCGAATGGGAGAGGGATACTATTTTACTCCCTTATCAAGTCTGAGTAAAAAGAAATCCCAATTCAAGTATTTCCGTGCTTCTCCCCAATACGCAACAGTAGATGGAGAAAAGGATGTGGTTCTCCCTATTTTAAGTATAGATGAATTTGTGGTGGAGAATGATCATAATATCATTGATGCCATGAATCAGGGTAGATACCTTTCATCTCTAAATTACTACGATATGATTACCAGAAACTATGGCGTGAATACTTACAGTATAAACAGAGAATTTAACGATGTTAGACATCTTGAAGAAAATTATCCAGCGAACAGAAGAATGATAAATGAATTCAGTTCTATCGCTTCCAGTATCCTCTATATTCCAAATAATACTGGTAGGATAGACGACACACCAGATTACAACAAGGATGTACACCTGAGAAGAAATGCTCAGTTGTCACAGTTCAATTCGCATGGTGTGAGAATATCTGTTCCCGGAAATAGTGATATTCATGCCGGTGATGTGATTGAGATTGAAGTTCCCAATAAAGACGCTCCCAGAAATGAAGTTAAGAGTCTTGATAAGAGCGTTTCTGGTCGATATATTGTCCGTTCTGTTCGGCATCAGGTATCAAAGAACACTGAATATACATCCTTCTTAACTCTATCAAGAGACAGTATTCTACAGCCATATCCAGAAAACCAGACCATTGCGAATCTGGAGTCCGAAGAAACATACGCCGGAGAGTCTTAATAGTTCTGTGCGATGTGATCTCTGTGTAGAAGACCTGTTTCTGAGAAGTTCAGTGTCATTTCAATCTGCACCGGTGCCTGTGACTTTTCTGCATCCACTTCTTTGAAGAATGCAGCCTGTCCATTGGGTGTGTAGTTAACATCGATTCCTGTAAGAACACATGGAAGAACTCGGTTGATGTATCGATTCTCTTTATTCGATGAATAGAACACGATATCAAATTCCGATGGCATAGTCAAGAATGTTGACTTACTGTCGTAGATTGGGTGAGCGTGATGCTTGAATTTATTGATGATCTCGTATACCTGTTCCACTTCTCTCTTGTTGCGAGGGAAGAAACTAAAGGTATAACTAAATGATCTTTGATTCACCTGACGGAAAAGGAACTCAAGATGTGGGTTCAATACCTTGCGGGTGACAGACGACACGACTCCAGACAGGTCTTGTCCAAAGAGATTCAGTGATCCAGTACCCATTCGAATACCAGTTTGTGTGATGAAGTTTTTCATATCACGAACAGATGCACGCCCAGAAGCGGATGAGTTTGGATTATTCATCCAGTCAACAACCGCTCTAACCCCAGATGCTAGGAGGGTATTTTCCATTGAATAGTCAAATCCGTAAGCAACTTGGAGGTTATTTGGCATATAGAGAGCAATGGTATCTTTCAACTGTTTTCTCTTACCTAGGATATCCTGCTTTCGTCCAGCATCTGATGAGACTGCCCTCGCATTTACATCTTTTTGATTGTTTAGTCTGTTTGCAAGGGTATTTTCTTGATTCGTATTTGCGAGGGCAGCCTCATCAGATGCTGCTACTCCACTATACCCAGAATAATCAATAAGATTTGTCCCTGCCTCTCCCAATGATCCAATACCAATAGGGAATGCTTCTTCGGCTAATGAAGCGATTCCACTGGCAATATTTGAAAGTTTTATACCTTCTACATGGTATGCTTGGAATAATACAAAGTGACCCGGATTATCTTGTGATGTAAGATCTTCGGGATATGCGAAAAATCTTGGTTGACTTTCATTAGATAAAGCCTTCAGTGTCGGATCTGTAGAGCCAGCACTGGGACGATCTGAGTATTGACTCTGATCGAATCCAAATGGATTCCCATCATCTGTAATGTTTGAGTATTGATCTCCGAGTGCCATGTATTACCTTCTCGCTCTGTTAATTAAAAGTTCGTTATAATAAGTTGATTCAGTAAAGCCATATCCGTTGTCTGTTGGGAGGATTGTGGGGTATAGTGGTGCAGTGTGTTGTGGTTCTGGTGCCGGTGGTCTTTCTTTATACAGCCGTCGTTCGGGTCCATAAATTTGTTCTGGGTCTGGCTCTGGCAGAAAAGGCCCCGTATTCAATATGTCTCTAACATTTTGTTTCTTTCTTTCTTCAATATACCACTGAATTGCTTGTTCTTTACTCTTTCCTTCACTCATCATATATGCAGCCAATTTTCTATTATTTGTTGTATCTTGGCCAAAATTTTTCATAGTAAAATCTGTTAATTGTTTATTTTTGTTTTCTGGTTCTTTTTCACCCAACATCCACTTTTTAATGGTTCCAATGGGGTTATCTATCATATCTTTGAAGTGGTCTCCAATCGTACCAAAGAACTTTTGGATACGATCAATAGTAAGTATGAGACTGACCCATATATTTTCAATTGTAGTAAACACCCCCATAATTTTTTTAACAACCCAACTGATAGCATCATACATCATAAGAAATGGTTTTATTAAATATGTAAATGTCTTTCCAATTATACCTGTATTATTATTGGGGTCGAAAATGTCCCCACCAAGCAATTTATCTTTGAGCCATATAATTCCAGATGCTAATCCATCAAATGGAGATTTGAATAACTCAAGTATACCAGCAATAAATTCACCATTCTCTAACTTCGTGAATGCAGATTTGGCTGTTTCGAGAAATGCATCCATATCAAATATACCAAGTGTGAAGAATTCAAAAACACCGCCGATGAGACCGGTGATAACACCTTTGAGCCCACCAATCTTTTTTGCACCCTTTAATGCACCACGGACGAGTTCGTATGCACCAATGATAATATTAAGGAATGGAACAAACTTACCTATACGAGCAAATGCTTTACCAAATAGGGGTAGTTTTGATAAAAATGGCATTATCCCGTCGATAAACTTTCCAATTCCACTAAAAATTTTTCCAATCCATCTGAAACGCTTCGGGTCAATATTCTTTAACGCCAGTCCACCAATTTTAGGAAATTTTTTAGCAAGATCGTCAACAAAAGTAAAGAAGATATTCTTTATCTTTGTAGCCAAACCGGATTTAGTAAACATACTACCAACAACTTTATCGAGTGCATCGGCAGCGGTCTTGAACTGCTTGAATCTGGTAAGCATAGACATAGCAATAGCAACAATACCACCGGCAGATGCTATAAGTAACCCACCAATAAAACGCTTCAGTTGACCCATGAATCCCTTTGGACTGAGATCTCTAGCATCTCTTTTTGTCCACTCATCTTTTTTGTTACGGCCAAACAATTTAGATAGGAATGATCTTTCTTCTTGTTTCTCTTCTTGTGATTTTGCAAATGCACCCTTTAATGCGTTAGTAGTTTTTCCTTGCTCTAACCAAGTTAATCTAAGAAGTTTATTTGCGGCGATACGCTGCTTGAGCATGATCTTCTGACGCTTCTCGTTACTGAAGGGCTGGAAAGACTTAATCCATGTTCTGAATGTTCCCCAAAGACCAGATCTGGAACTCATACCAATCTGGAGATCCTTGATGTCTTTCAAAAGTCCCGCAGATGCGTCACCTTGATCCAACATCTCGTATGAGATATCAACAAGACGATGTGTGCCACGCTTGCCGAGATTTGTCTGTAATGCTTGTGCATTCTTGACAATATTATCGACAATCTTCTGTGTACCATGCTCGTTAGTCATTCTGACCTGATCGACAGACTCTACGACTTCATGTGAACTAGTGGTGAATGCTGTTTTGATGTCACCAATAGTTTGAGTCTGTGTACTAGAAAACTGCTTACGCATGTTGTCTACAATGGTTCTGAAGTCATCTGGATTGGATGGTGGTTTTGGAATCATTATTGGTTTTTCTCTAGTTCGTCCTTGCGTTCTTGTTGATATTCCTTACACATATTTATATAAACTTCACGCATCCACGGCTCAAGATTATCAATTTCATCCATACTAAATTTGTTTAATTTCAAAAAGAAATTCGTCTGAATATGTGATTCTACTGAGTCATACAGATGCATTAACCGAAAAAATTTGGAAGTCCCTCCACTGAGTAATTCTGCTCTTTCTTACACTTGGGACATGTGATACTGAATTCATGATAGATTTTCGGTGCAGTTTCAAATACCTGTGCGTAGATCTTTTCGAGATGATATGCTGGGAGTTGTCCAAGGAAATCAGACACTTCAGATTGGACGAAATCAACCCCAGTGACATATGTGTTTCCTTCATATGTGATTTTCTGGACACATGATTCGATCATATGGAATGTCTGGTTGACTGGATCTTCAATCTTAGAAGATGATATATATGTTTCTGCGGTTGGAAGACCAAATTCGATGATGATCTGAGACTCAGTATCCTTATTAACCACATAGACTAGATTGTGTAGTTCTGGGTTAGATGCTTTGGCAGAGATGTTTTCGACATTGAACTTCACTTCGAACTCATTGCCACATCCCTCGTTATCACATTTTTGGATAAAGTTGACATCCTCACCGACACTCTTTGATCTGATTTGAATGAAAAGCCACTGGAGATCTACATCAGCCAATTTATTGGCGTTGATTCCTTCGGTGAGCACACATGCATCAACTAGATTAATAGTTGCCATGAGCATTGCCGACTCATCATCATCCTGATTTGCCATGAGAAGTGCTCGTTCTTCCCTGACAACATATGGACGAAATTCTACAGTCCGTTGTAGGTGAGGAAGGGTGGTTTGGTATGTTTTTGTTGCTAGTTTCGGTAAAGCCATTATCTATCTCCAATTAAAATGAAATGTTTCCCCGGCCTGATCTAAATGCCGGGCCATATTGTTCTACGCCGCGTGAAATCGTATTTATGATACCACCATTCACGGCTTGTTTTTGTGTTTGTTCTAATTCAGAATCAAGTTCGTTTGAATTTCTGATTGCCTGTGATTTGATATCTCCACTAACCAGTTGGGGGAGTGCTGACCACTTCTTGAAGGTGAATGTAATACCAATTCTGTGATATGTATTAGTGCTTCCATACCCAAGAGGAAGTTCCATGATTCCAATTGGGTATGCTTTCTGGAGGACTGCCTGATATGTGATGTCTTCTGCACCGATTCTAGGTGCTTCGAAGTCATCCTTACGACCAAAGATGTCTACTTCTGGAAGTTGATTATCGATCCCTTCCTTGAAACGATCTACAAGATTTCCTAGGATACTGTCATTATCGTCTTTTCTGGTGATGTTATTGTTGTTGATCTGGGCGATTGCAATCTGAGAAGCGTAGTTGTCGTAGTATTCATGGTCAAAACTATCGACATTGATGATCTTATTCATCCACTCTTCAAATACTCTTTTTTCATAAAAGTCTGCACCAACTCGAAAAATCATTGTGATTTCGTTAGTGAACTCATGACTGTACGGGAATTTATACCCGTTTCCGTAGTGTCGCACATCAGCAGTGAAGATATTCTTAGACGGGAAGAAAGCCTCTTCACAATTAATAGAGAGCCGCCTTGATCCCTCAACTGGGATGATATCAAAAGGTCCGGCGAAGTATACAGCATACTGTGACGGCTTCGCCATTCCAGTTGTTCGTATTAGACCATTTGCTTCTCTATAAGACATAAGGTGTTCTCCTTCAAATATTTAGGGTAGATTTATCCACAATATTTGAAATTCATTCCTTTTTGTGTAACATATAATCAACTCTTGATGTA